AACTTGTGGTGGGCTGCAGAGAGATACACTCCTGACGGCATCGTTGCAGGAACAGAGTTGTGGAATCTCTTAAAGGAAGGGCCAGCTAAGACAGCAGTTGAGTACCCGTATCAAGGTCTTAATCGTTTTACGTTTGGTATCCGTATGGGTGAGTTGATTACAGTGTGTGCTGGAACAGGCATAGGTAAGAGCAGCTTTCTGCGAGAGGTTATACAACATATCTATAATAATACAGAAGACAACATTGGTATGATGTTCATGGAAGAGAGTGTGCGTACTACAGCAGAAGCCATGATGAGCTTGAAGCTTGGTAGACAACTCCATCTTCCTTTGAAGAAAGGGGAGTCTGAGTGTAGCGAAGAGGAGTACCTGCAAGCCTACAAGGATACAGTAGGGTCTGGTCGTTACTTTTTCTTTGACCATTTTGGTTCTAACTCAATTGATAACATCTTGGCCCGTATTCGTTACCTTGCCAAAGCTGTTAAGTGCAAGTACATCATACTAGACCACATAAGTATTATTGTTAGCTCCCAAGAGCATACTTTTGATGAACGTCGTACCATAGATGAGTGTATGACAAAGCTTAGAACAGTTGTTCAAGAACTTGACATATGCTTGATTACTGTGTCTCACTTGCGTAGGCTGTCTTCAGGTTCACACGAGGAAGGCTCTACAGTCTCTCTGTCTGATCTAAGAGGCTCCGCTAGTATTGCCCAACTAAGCGATATTGTCATAGGTCTGGAGCGTAACGGACAAGCAGAAGATAAACAGGAGCGTAACACGACATATGCAAGGATCATTAAGAACAGGTTCTCAGGTATGACAGGTTTGTGTGCGAAGCTGTTCTACGACTTTACAGATGGACGTATCAGGGAACATGATTTAGAACCAGATAAGGAAGGAGAAGACCATGAAGATAACCTTTAGTATTATAGCTCTCATAATCTTAACAGCCTGTGGAAGAGGACACAATGGTGGAGATTATGTGTGGATAGGATGTCACGTTGTACACACAAACCCTGCGGATTGTTATCCTGGAAGTGACCGTTGTAAGATATATGCCTTTGGCCCAGAAGGAGACAAGAAGGTAGGTCAGAAGATTTACTTTAAACAACTACATAAAGGTCAGGATAGATATGGCCCAGTAGGTAAGATAGCAACAGCTAGACCCTGTAAGGAGGGTGAGTAGTGCCGTTAATATCTATCTTTAAGCTAAGTGATGCCGATCTAATGGAGAACAAGAACGTTCTGTTCGTGTACGCAGACCACCGTAAACAGAATGGAAGTCCTGATGTTAACCACAGGTTCAGGGACTTGCCAAACGGATTACCTCTTGTTATTAAGAAGCACGGTGGTCTTGATCCTGATTCATTTTGGAAGGATGACGAGACAGATGCCTTCAGGAACGAGTTTGTACCGTCACTTGAGAAGATCACTAATGTTTTAAGTGGAAACCATGAAAGAGTGTACGGGGTGTTATGTCGAGAGTCTCTAGACCACGATGAGTTCTCCATTGACAGGATAAGAGAACACTCTGTAGAAGTGTACAAGAATGTAGCTTTCACTATGTCACGTTTCCATACACGTTACAGTCCAGTAAAATTGAAGTGTGAGATATTTTAGATGCAAAGACTAAGATCCAACTTGGAAGCTACTTTTGCAAGGTTCCTTAAATACAACAAGATAGAGTACGAGTACGAGACTAAGAAGATACAATATACTCCCAAGACAAGGACATATACTCCAGACTTCTATCTGAAAGAGTACGACATTTATATAGAAACAAAAGGACGTTTTACTATGGCTGACAGGGTAAAACACAAGCTTATTAAAGAACAGCATCCTGATCTGGATATACGATTTGTCTTTCAAAGATGTAAAGAAAAGCTTTACACAGGCTCAAAAACAACGTATGCTGGTTGGTGTGACAAAAATGGTTTTAAGTACGCTGAAGGTGAGATCCCCAAAGCATGGCTAAAGGGAAAGACATGGACGAAGATCAAATAAATGATATAGTACAAGAAGAAAAGAAACTCTTGAAAGACGACAGAGTATATGTCGTTCTCCAGTTGGATGAGGAGAACAAAGAGTTGTTTTCTATGTTCTGTCTAGATACAACAAAGAATGATCCTACAGAGGCTCCTAACGTTATACAAGTAGTAGGCAGAGGTCTTACTGATCTTTTAAGCCACGACCTAGAAGGAGTTCTGGATCTAGGCTATCAAGGGTTAGAACGAGATAAACAAAAGGACAGTAACATTGTATGGTTAGATAGCTATAGGAGTTCAGAGGAGAAACAAGACCCTACAGTTATAACGTTTGCTTTTAAAGATGAAGATAATGAGGATGAAAAGGATGAATGAAAAGGAAGACTCAGTACACAGCCCGTCGCATTATAATATGTTGGATATAGAGGCAATAGATCTGATAGAGCTTTCGATGACAAAGGAAGAGTTTCTTGGGTATCTAAAAGGTAATGTTTTGAAGTATATCATACGTTACAGACACAAAGGCAAGGCCAAAGAAGATTTAAGTAAGGGTGAGTGGTACTTAAAAAAGCTAAAGGATAAAGTCAATGGTTAGTCTACCTACAGATTATCAGACGTTCATACATAAAAGCCGATATGCTCGTTGGATAGATGAAGAGAATAGAAGAGAGACATGGGATGAGACAGTCTCAAGGTTCTTTAGCTTTATGGTAGAGCATGTTAAACTGACAGCAGGTGTAAGCTTAGAAGATAACGACACAATCAAGCAAGTAAAGAACGCTGTACTCAGTCTCAGTGTCATGCCTTCCATGCGCTCCATTATGACAGCAGGGCCAGCTTTAAAGCGGGAAAACATAGCAGGTTACAACTGTTCATACATCCCTATTGACAACCCACGTTCCTTTGATGAGGTCTTATACATATTAATGAATGGTACAGGCGTAGGCTTCTCAGTAGAGAGACAATACATTAACAACCTGCCTACAATACCTGATCAACCCTTTGAAGAGACAGAAGACGTTATAAGTGTGGCAGACTCCAAGGAAGGATGGGCAAGAAGCTTCAAAGATCTTATAAGCTTTCTGTACACGAACAGGGTTCCACAACTGGATTACAGTAAGGTGCGTCCTGCTGGTGCAAGGCTCAAGACGTTTGGTGGCAGGGCTTCAGGTCCAGAGCCTCTACAGGACTTGTTTCAATTTATTATAGGAGTGTTTAAGAATGCTGCAGGAAGGAAGCTTACGTCTGTTGAGTGCCATGACATCGTGTGCAAGACGGGTGAAGTCGTTGTTGTTGGAGGAGTTCGCCGTTCTGCTCTTCTTTCTCTTAGTAATCTTACTGATGATCGTATGCGGTCTGCTAAGTCTGGTGATTGGTGGCATATGTATCCTCATAGATCTCTGGCTAACAATTCAGTCGCATATACGGAGACTCCTGACACCTCATCTTTTATGAAGGAATGGCTTGCACTGTATGAAAGCAAGTCTGGAGAACGTGGTATATTTAACAGGATAGCTGCTCACGATAAAGCAACAAGCAATGGTCGTAGAGAAAGCCACAGCGACTTTGGCACGAACCCTTGCAGTGAGATTATACTGCGTCCTAACCAGTTCTGCAATCTATCAGAGGTGGTCTGCAGATCTAACGACACTATTAAGACACTGCAAAAGAAAGCAGAGTTTGCTTCCATACTTGGAACACTGCAATCTACTCTCACAGATTTTAAGTATCTCAGAACACGTTGGCGTAACAACACCGAAGAGGAACGGTTGCTTGGCGTGTCTTTGACAGGCATCATGGATTGTACTGTGCTACATGCTTCTGATGCTGACAAGAAACTATCACTGTTACGGGATACAGTGGTAGCAACAAACAAGAAGTGGTCTGAATTACTTGGCATCCCTCAGTCAACAGCCACTACTTGTGTCAAGCCATCTGGTACTGTCAGTCAGCTAACTGACTCTGCCAGTGGTATTCATGCTCGACACGCTCCGTACTATGTCAGAACTGTGCGTGGGGATGTGAAAGATCCATTAACACAATTTCTAATGAATCAGAACATTCCTAATGAACCTGACTTTAACAGTCCTAGCAACACGGTGGTTTTTTCTTTTCCTTTCAAATCACCTGATGCTGCAATCTGTAGGGCTGATATGAAGGCTCTGGAGCAACTACACGTATGGAAACGCTTTAGTGACCATTGGTGTGAGCATAAGCCTTCAGTTACGATAAGCGTAAAAGAGCATGAATGGATAGAGGTTGGAAACTGGTGCTACAAGAACTTTAATAGTTTAAGTGGCATCAGCTTCCTGCCCTTTTCTGATCACAGTTACAGGCAAGCTCCTTATCAGGACAGTACAAAGCAAGAATACAAGAAGCTTAGTGCTGAGATGCCGAAGACTATTGATTGGAAAGAGTTTGATGAATACGAGAAAGAGGATAACACAAAAGCCTCACAAGAACTAGCTTGCAGTGCAGGGGTTTGTGAATTAGTAGACATATGAAAGCAATAAAATTATCCAGTGTAGACGTAGAACTAAAAAAAGACGGTAACGTAGAACTGATTTATAGTCACGTTACCGCCGAAGATTTTAAGAAAACAATGGACTCAAGACTTCCAGAGTATGAGAACACAGAGCTTCTTTACGGGTTTATAAAAAGATTACACAATATAACGGATATCTACAGGAAAGCAGTCAATAAGCTGCTCTGATAGGGGTGAAATATGCTAAATCCTCTGTAGAGCGTTTTAAGAGCGTTACAGAGGATCTTGGGTGTTTCGGGTACTCTAGGTCATTTTACCCTATTACTTGCTCTGTAGCGTTAAATACAGGGGTGTTTTTCTTCCAAACAAGCTATTTTCTCTTCTTTTTGACCTTACCACCCTTATTAAAGTTAAATCCTTTCTGAAACCTAAGACCTATATTTCTACCTTGGCCTTCGTCAATATTTCCATGTATGCTCAAGTCATCTCC